AATGACATTAATAATGAAATTAGTGATAATGATAGTAATAAACCTAAATCACTGCAAGATCTTATGTTAAATAATAGTCAATTAATAAATGATTGTATAAATATAATTAGTGAAGCTGATCCAGATCAAGTGTGTTCGAAAGATGAGTTAATTGCAAGAATTCAGTATCAGAGAAACTTGCAAATGAAACAGAATGGCAATGTTAAAACAAAGATGATAATTGCAATGGAAAAGATTTTAAGCGATTTAAGGAATGAACAAATAGATGAAGGAGTTAAAACTATGAACACTACTAGGAAAGAACAAGACAAAATCGTATTAAGTAATGAAATGGATGAAAAAGTTTATAAAATGAAGATAGATCTTACATTACCAGAGAATAAGAGAAATAAGGGTGATGATCCACACAGTATCGTCTTTAAAGAAAGCAAGAAATGGTGGGGTAATGAAAGCAAGAAAATCTATGTTGCACCACCAAAGGTCGAAGCAGCATTTAAGAAAGATAGAGGAAATAAAGCTCTTCCAAAAGATATTGCAAAACAATTAGGTATCTAAGATAAGGGCGGACCGCCGCCCTTATGAAACTAAAGAGACCCTCCCATTGGGCTCGCTGCGCGAGCCTGGCTAACTTTTTGGTTTAGCTTGACTAGCTTATGGTTTAGCTTGACTAGCTTATGGTTTAGCTTGACTAGCTCATGGTTTAGCTTGACTAGCTCATGGTTTAGCTTGACTAGCTCGTGGTTTAGCTTGACTAGCTCGTGTTCAGCTTGACTAGCTCTTGTTCAGCTTGACTAGCTATTGTTTAGCTTGACTAGCTTTTGTTCAGCTTGACTAGCTCTTGTTCAGCTTGACTAGCTATGAATTTCCAAGCTATTAATAATTTTTATTTTTTTATTTAAAAAATGATACCGAATCACAGCATATCTTTTATTTAGGTTATTAAAATGTCGAAAGATCTTGGTTATAAGATTAAGACTTCTAAAACATTCATAAAGAATTATAATGATCCGTTATGGGATTGGACAGCTCAAAAATGGCAAGGTTGTATTATAAGAGATTCAAGTTTAGGATGCAACTATTATGATTTTTCTTGTTTAAGGCTAAATCTAATTAATGATTTACGTAGTTACATTATTGAAGGATTAAAAGGAAATCTACAAGATTTAAATGAAATAATAGCAGAAATTAACTCAGATCTAACTTTAAAGGTTGGAGATTTAATTCAGATTGGTAAGACGAAGAATCGTGGTCTTTTTATAGTTTCTAAAAATAGATTATTACCAATCACACAATTGCTTGGTGGTAACGGATATGGAGAGATTCCATTAAATTTTTTAATCGACAATGAAAACAACAAAGATTTCACATATAACGAAGATTATTGGACCTATATAGATATTCCAATAATCACTCATGTACCATATATTAAGGATAACTGCAAGAATGACCAAAATATAAGAATTGGGAAAAAATTATTCGCAGTTTCAGAAGGAAGTGATCCCACTAAACATCCATATGTCTATATCGATTTTTTAAATAACGAGTATTTCACATTACCAAAAGGTATTATAGAAAGATTCAATTATGAGATTGAAGAAGCTATTAAAAAATAAATTTGATCTACTAAACTACATGAAATTTTGATTAAAGATATTTTATCGAATGATTTGTCAGAATTTGTTTTATATCTTCTAATTGGTCTTGTGTTATACTTGGTAACTTTGGAAGATTTAATATTTCTGATATATTTAACCCTTCAGTCTTCTGATAATTTTTAAGTTCTAATATTAATGCCTCTGGAAAACATTTATGCAAAAGACTGCATACATCCTTTTCATCTTCGTTATAATCATCATTATAAAAATATATTAAACATATAGGAGGCAACATCTTAGCACTATCTTGCAAGATTTCGCGACTTAAGACTAGTTCCATATGTCCTAATTTCTTAAAAAAAGGAGCATAATAACCACCATATTTTGATGCAGCTAATTTTGCTATTTGCAGATCAATGTCTGGAGAACTATATCTTTCAATATTTGTTTCATAATTATTTCCGAATGCATATCTAATTTGGTTATTAGAGCCTGCCAACGGTATTGACCATGGTTTCTCAACTTTTAAGTCATCTTCTAACGCTTTTAAAAAATTTACGTCATCAATTCTTGGTATTTCAACATCCTTTGTTAATACAAATGAAGTAATAACAGGAGAATGATTTCTATTCTTGTTTTTATAATATATTGGAAGTTCTTTAACAGTGTCAAAAAAATATAATAATGGTTTATTATCAAGATATGATTTAGAAGATAGAAATTGTTTACACTCTTCCTTACCAAATCTATCAAGTGCTCGATATGCAATTGACGGATCCATGCGATATAATACAGTACCTTTGGGCAGTAATTGCATTTTATATTTTTGTTTCTCCTCTGTTTTCTCTATCTGTTTTATCTCGTTTTTCTTTAATTCTTTCCCTAATCTTGTTGGTGCTAAAGGATGTTTTTCTGGATTTGGATTTGTACTTTCTGGATTCAGTGGACATGTACTTTTATTTGTACCAGGAGACTTACATAATGAACATAGACCTCCTCCATGTTGTAAAAAATACATAATGTTATTATATTATTATATTATTCTATAATTATATAATAATAAAATTATGAATAAATAATTCTAAAAAGAATTGATATAAAGGTATTTTGCTATATGATTATATAATCATATAATTATATAAAGATGAAAGTTTTATGTAAGACTCTCGATAAAAAAGAACTATCGGTTAATGTTGAAAAGACTGACACATTGGAGTTATTAATGCAGAAACTACATGAGTTGCATAATGTCGACAAAAATAACTCAACTCTTATTTTTAATGGTGTTATATATCATAATCTTGAAAATACCCTTGAAATGATTAATTTCAAAGAGAATGATTGGTTCGTCCTATATAACAAAAAGATTAAAGAGAAAAAAGAAGTGACAGAAGCGACAGAAGCGACAGAAGAAAAAGAAACTAAAAATGCTGTGAATAAAGAAGAAAATAAAAGGAAAAATATTACTGAATCTAATAATATTAACTTAAGCGAAAGAGCAATTAATACATTATTAGGAATCTTAATGAGTGATCCTGCATGTTCTCGTCTTTTCAGAGAGAATCCTGGATTAATTGATAAGATAAAGGATCCAGTCATCCTAATAAAACTCGCCAAGACCATTAACCTAGATCTATCACAATTTTCAAAGAATAATGATAGTGATAGTAGTGATAATGATAGTAATGGTAGCGGTAGCGGTAGCGATAGCAGTAATAACAGTAGCAGTAATAACAGTAGCAGTAGCGATAGCAATAATCATAAAAATCAAAGCATCTGGATGAATAACAATAGTAATAATAGTAACAATAGTAACAATAACAGCAGTAATAATAATAGCAGTAATAATAGACAAATAATTAAGATTACACAAGAAGATGCAAATATTCTAAGTAGAATTAAAAAAGATTTAATGAATATAATTGGTGAGTTACCTGATAATATCACTGAATATCAGATAAATACAATCATTTATGAAGCTTTTATTGCTGCTAGTAAATGCCCACATACAGCCCTTAATATAATTATCGACTATATAACAGAACTTGATTCGAATATTGGTCAATCGAATGAAACTTCTGAGACTTCTGAGACTTCTGAGACTTCTGAGACTTCTGAGACTTCTGAGACTTCTGAAAAATATGAAAAACATGAAAAACCTTAATGATTTAAGCTTACCTTATCATAAATAAAATATTATTATATATAAATATAATAATAGAAAAAAGGGTGATGAAAGGAAGAGATCTTATATTGTTCGATGTTGATGGAACTATTGCTGAATCAAGTCAACCAGTTTCATTTGAGATATATGAATTATTCTGCAAATTATCACAAAAATACAGTTTAGGCATAGTTGGTGGTTCAACATATGCAAAAATTATTCAACAGCTTTCTGGACTAGATTCGATTATTGAACATATATTCTCAGAGAATGGATGCGTATATCACCATAATAATAAATTACAATTATGCGCTAATATCAGAGAAAACCCATTATACCCACAAATAAATCTTCTTATCAAAAAAGCATTAGCATTCCTAGCTAATGTCGATTATAATCTTACAGGACAATTTATCGATCTTCGTAATGGAATTATATATATCTCATTAATTGGTATACAAGCAAATCTTAATGAAAGAAATTACTTTATAAACCTCGATAAAGAAAAGGGATATAGAAAACAATTATTAAAAGAATTACAGGATTATGCGACAGAACTCGGTATATCTGAAAAAATATCGATTCTTGAAGGTGGTAGTGTTGGTATTGGAATTCATCCTGTTGAATACGATAAAGTTCAAGTATTAAAGATTCTTGAAACTACTAATAATACATATAACAGAATAAGTTATTTTGGAGATAAGTGGCTCTCTTCAGGTAATGATTATAATTTAATTAATTCACCTTCTGTAATCGGACATAAAATTCATTCCGTTAATGAAACAATGCACATACTAAAATCACATTATCTAAAAGAATAAAAATTTCATTATAAACTCTCTAAATCATCTACTAATTTTTGCAGATCTTCTACTACCATATCATCTACCAAGATAGAATCAATATCATATTGAAAAGCATGTTCAGTTAGACGATACTTATAAGAGTGAGTCTTTTTCATACTTTCAATATTTAATACTGGAGAAAAATATTCATCATTATCGAATGTTATATATGCAGTTGCATAGACCTGTTTTAAATAAGAAATTATACTCGAAGCTGGATAACATGTTTGCACATTCTCCCATGATAAAAATACATTATTACTTTCATCAATGACACCCATATTCTCATCCACCTCTTCATTAACTTCATTAAATTCATTATTGACTTCATTAATAACTACTTCATTAACTTCATTAAATCTATCAAAACTTTCAGCATCTTGATGTTCTTCAGCTACATTTACATCATACATTGAATTTAGATTATAATCATTCACTGCTGATATTGGCATTGGTTGATATATTCCTACTAAATTTGCTATATCAGGATTATTCTTCTGCTCTTCAATAAGATTTAAAGGAGTAAGTGTAGGAACAATAATTTCTTCCTCATTCCTGTCTGGTTCTTTTGCAGTTAAGACATAAGCAGCTGTTATATAAGGCATAAACTCTTGTAAGATTAAATTCGTACGGTCATAATTTTCAAGAAATACTTTTTCATTATCAGTTAGATTTTCTGGTTCAACATATCTATAACTATCTGCTTGTAAAGCTTCTAAATTATCTTTTAAAGCACGTGCCTCGACCTCTATTAGTCTTATTCTATCAAGAAAGGCCTTACTCGGATTAGGATTTATTCTATAACAATTCTCATATAAAGTATCCAATTGACTAAAGAAACCTTCAAATAAACAACAGTTTTTGCTCATCTTATACTTCTATAATCTGTATATAAACTTTATTTAAAGTTCTAACCAATATATTATTACCTTTAAATAAATTGATATTTCTATTATTGTTCATTTAACATAACATATCATATCATATCGCATCACAAATAATAATAAGAATGAAAGATTTACTCCTTAAAATAAGTTTAATATTATTTGCAATATTAATATTAATGCTAAAACACTATCTAATTAGTATTAGAATTGCGTCTTAATTTTCATATATTCATTTATAATATTCGCTAATCTATTTTCATAATCATCCGAGTTTTCCTGTGCTATATTAGATCCATATAATTCATCTATAGTAATTTCCAAATGTGCTAGAAATTCTTCTATATCTTCACTATCCCTATATTGTTCAGTTAGCCATTTATCTGGCACCCGTTTCTTATATGTTCGATTAGCCAATTCCGTAAACTCCTTTAAACTTAAGTCTTCTACCATCTTATAAAAATCAATATAAAACCAGTCATCATCTGTATAATACTCTGAATATTTATTCTCCCACTCTTTTCTATCCTTAATTACTGGTTTTAAAAATATATCCAACCTTTTAATAAGCTGATTAATCGATAATGTTGCAATATCTATATCAGGCTTTAAAATAGTTTCATCATTGCTATTACCTATTTCTTTAACTTCTTTTTCACCATCCTTTTGCTGCTTTAACAGCTTTTTTTGTTGCATCTTTGTTAACGGCTTTTCAATATCCAATACAATATTCCCTAGATCTACCATTACATCCTCTAATGTTGCCAAGAATTCTAGTAAGAGTCGTGCTTCTGCTGTATCATATGTTTTGTTATCTATATATTGAGTTAATGATGGTATATAATACTTTTCACCCAGATAATCATATTCGCCAACAGTCGATTCATTATTTTCAGCCTTTATAAGATCTTCGATCTTTATAAAATCTTTAAAATCCATTCTATCAGAAATAACCTCTATTACAGAGATACGATGCTTATTTAATGATTCCAATAAATGAATATCCTTACCTAATGTCTCCACTAACTCTACCCAATTACTATTAATAATTGGAATCACACCATTATTATTCACATTTTGCGATTTTTCACATATTCCAGTATACATGTAATATCTAACCCTCTTGTTCTTCTTTACTACCCTTTTAATACTCTTCTTAACAGGTATCTTTGGTAACGTAGTAGTAGTAGTTACTATCTGTTTATGTTTTAAAGGATTCGGCGGCCGCCCACGTTTTTTAACTTGGATACTATTCTCCTCTTTTATAGTTATACCTTTTTCAACACTCTCTGTACCATCCGTACTCTCTGTTCCCTCCTTACTCTCTTCGCTCTTTCCACTCTTCTCGCTCTTCTCGCTCTTCTCGCTTATATCCAGTTTTTCAATATATGTTTCACTCTCTAACATTTTTATATAATTTCTTGCAGCATTATTACCATAAATAGCACTGATACTATCATCAGTTTGCTGAGATAGACTACTTACATTGATAACTGGTATATTTTTATTTGTTACATCATTCGATAAAATAACTGGTATATTTTTATTTGTTACATCATTCGATAAAATAACTGGTATATTTTTAT